CTTAACTTGATCCGAATAATTATCGTTAAGCATTTGAATATCCTCTGCGATAAATGCACCATTGATGCCATTATCCATACCATCAATATTGCCAATATGCTTATAGATAAGCATTGTGGCTGTGTCGTTAGATATGTTCGTAATTTTCATTGTACAAAAATCGTTACATATTTGCACTTGAATCGAAATAAGTTACTAATTTTGTGATGTTTAGTAACTAATATTTAAAAATGGCAAACCCTAAAAACGATATAGCAGAGAAAAAACAAGCCGCGAAAGCTCGCGTAACTGCTCACTTAACAGGCGAATTAAAAAAGAAATTCTTTGATGAAGTCGAAAGGACTGGCACCAAAGAATCTTATTTGCTCAAAGAAATATTATCGGAGCATTATGGTAAGAATAGGTTTTAGATTACGCTATTTTAGCTAATTCAGCAGTAATTTGACCATAAATTTGTATGCCTGTGCCTATTGTCCAACTGCCGCTTGGTAATGTAAAGTTTATATCCTTTGAACCTGCAATTGTAAACCCAAGTGCAAAGCCTTTAGTTGGGCTTCCTGCTAAATTTTCATAATAAGCACCGTTGTTAAATTGACTTTTGAAATTAGCAGTAAATGGCAAAGTTAATGTTATTGCACTTGCATTGCTTCCTGCTAATGTCATTGGGCCTATTGCGTAATCAATCCAAATGGTTCTGCCCTCTTGTCTATATTTAACATTCCAATCTGCTGCACCACCGGGTAATGTTAATGTGCCACTTGATGCAGATAAGTAACTTGAATTAAATGCAATAGTATTAAATTGACCATAAAGCAATAAGTCATCGAAATTAAAACTACCACTACCGGGTGCGCCTACACTCCAAACTATTCTTCTATTTTCATGCACATTATTTGATGTGCCATCGGAAAACAATGCAGGATCATAATTAGCAGCAGTTATATATGTTGTTGTAACAGTGCCAACAATTGTTTGACCAACTCCGGGTGTTAAACCAGATGCCGAAAGACATCTAAATATTTCATCATTATAAACTACACAACCAATAGATATACTTGAACCAACTTTTCTACAACCATACATAATTCTTGCAGGCAATACAGCAGGATTTACCTCTGTATCATTTTGCGCTATTAACATTTGAATCATATCCAAATCAGATTCTTGGTAAGCCGCTTGTAAATGTGCTAATGTGCCACTTTTGAATGGCATTGCACTTGTACTTGAAATGTCTGTGAATTTTACTTTTTTCATTTCTTAATATGTTATAATTTGGTAGTCAATTCCTGCATAATTATACAGGTCGGCAATTTGCCTAATAATATTTTCATTGTTTGCGCTAATATTCGGTGCAATATCTGTTGCAGGTGGTATTGTTAACGCATTTGCCACACCAATAGGTACATTAATAGTAAACTCACTGCCTGTATTTGCAATGTTTATAGCTTGTATAAATGTTTGCGCTTCACCATTGGCATAAACTATTAACGAACTATTTACTTCGGTAAATCCAACGTAAAGCACAACATCACTTGGACTGCCCGGACCTATCCATATATCACTACTACCCGGCACATTCACAAACGTAGTTCCAAACCACTCATTTAATGCCCATTCAAATAAAATGTGTTGTGCATTGTATTTACAACGCGGTTCGATGCCTACAAAATTGTCTTGAATCTTAAACCAATAGTTTGTGTTTGTTGGCAAATTACCAGTGCTTGCTACCCAACATTGATACACTGCTTTGTCTGTGTATTTAACTTGGTTACCTACTGCATAGGCAGTTGCACCGCTATAAATTGCCGCTGCATTCCCATCTTTAAACGTGCCAAACATTGTGTTGTATAGCACTTGCAATGGTTTAACAAGTGTTTTAGTCCAAGCTTTGTAAATCGGCAGCCGCTTCTTTGGTGGCAAGAAGTTGACTGCAAATGTATCTGTGTTTATGATTGAACTCATTATTGTACAATATAAGATAATGTGTCTGCAAATGTATGTGTTGCAGTTGTTTCTTGTGCTACATAGCCCGAAATAGTTTGATATTGCACACTATCAACACCCAATAAAAGATTATACAATGTTACACCTAACCCATAAGCAACAGTATGTTTTCTCACTAATATACGTGCTAATGATACCGAATTAACACCTTCAACGGCTTGTATTGCATCAACAACTGACTGTGTGCTTATAACACCATTAAATGGTAAGGTAGCCATATAATTGTTCAATGCTGCTACTACATTTGTGCTTATTACTGCTGAATATTGACCGTTGTAGTAGATAGTTGCTGCCACTTCCATCTTATCGCTATTCTCATTGATTAAAGTAAATGCAATGCCCGCAGGATTAAATGTTTCGATGTAACTTTGAAGCTCGGCTAATTCACCAACTGAAACTGGCACAGGTGGGTCTGATTTAGCAACCTTAATTAACACCGTTCTGTTTGGCGCGGTTATTACTGCACACCTTGTCAATATTTGATTAGCGGTGTTAATTGTTGGGTATTCAACAGTAAATGTTGTTGTGTTTAATTGAGCAACATCGCCTTTTTGATACTTTAAAACTTTGTTACGTGTCCATTGCGGTGTGCTTGGTGCTGCGGTGCTTGCTATGGCTTCTAATTCTGTTTTAAATATGTCTTGCAACTGCTCAAAAATAGCTATGCAACTTGCTACGATAAAATAATATAGATTCCATTTGGCAGTTTGACTTGTTGAGGTCAACGCGCTTAATGTTGGGTCTGCATTCTTTGCATCCAACATTGATTGTTTAATTTGTTGTATTGTGCGGGCCATTATTATAGTGTTAAAACGTAGTAAGAAACATACACATCTAATTGCCCATCGCCAGCGGTAGGGTTGCCGATTTGCGCACCAATAGTAAGCGGTAAATCATCAACAATAGAACCTCCTAATGATACTGTGGGTGTTATGCTTCTGCTGCTATACTTGTCTTGGCTTCCCGATATTGCACTATTGTAGTTTACTTGGTATAGTGAACTGTTTGGCGATAGTGTGATATTTAAGTTTGTTGCATATTCAATAGTGCCAAAACGATAACGCAATAATACAGTAAATGGTATTATTACTTTGCCTGCACCTTGCGCAGCAACTAATGTAATAGGTGTAGTGAATGACTGCAACAATTGCGCAGATGTGATAGTTACCTTTGCGAATTTTGTAGGCAAACCACCTGCAATTGTATAGGCCGCAACGGCATTAACATCAGTTAACGATGTTTGTGCATTTTGGTTTACTATTACTTTCTCTGCGCCTGTTAGTGCCGTTGCTATTGGTAACTCGGAAATTTTTTGCTCTGCCATTTTATTGTTGTATTATTAGTGTATAACCTTGTTCTGATAATAATTCGTAACCTAATTCTGATGCCAACGCTACGGATTCAGGTATGTCACCGCTGCGAATAACATCGTCTTCCATTTGTGGGCTGTTGTTTGTAATTAATGTTGTAATATTTGCTTCTATTGTTGGCGCGTACATTGCTGAATAATCGAAGCCCTGCATTGTGTAAGTAATGATAAATTCTTGTATGTTGGTATGGTCTGCTGATTGAATTTCACTTCTGCGCAAGAATCTACTGTTGTAAGGTGTTGACCAACCATGTATCAAAGCATTTAAGTCTTGTTTTAGCTGCAATACATCGGTGTCCTCTGTCTTATAGCTTTCAAAACCTAAATGCAAAGCAATTGACATTGTGCCTTGTTGTTGCCCTTGTAAGTTTTCAATGTAGTCGGCAGATGGAAACTCAATAAAGCAACAAGGATAGTTAAATGGTATATTAATATCCTCGCGCTCAAATTGGTTGTTCCATAGTGCAACATACTTCAATGATTGAAGTGTGCTGATACGTGCCTTTAATTGATTATATATTGCTAACTGCATCCCAAGTTGATTTGCTAATATGTTTAATTTCTTCAATCATTTCAAGTGTAATAATTGATTTTTTATTGCCACCTAAAATTGCAACAGGAAAATCCTCATTCTCATAAACTAATTGATAGTCATTTAATATAAGATATTCAATTGTATTTATTTCAATTACATTCATTACTTAAATATGTTATCTAATCGTTTAACAATAACTGCTTTTACTTTCTCATTTAGGTTGTAACTATCGCCCATAAATTGACGCTTTGGCATTTTAAACGGATGCTTGCCCCAAGCTTTGCCCATCAATCCATCGTTATGTATTTTCGCATAATCCAAATCAGTGCTAATCTTAATAGTTAACGCGGCTCTGTTTGCAGGGTTGCGAATTATTGACCGCCTTAAATCTCCAATCTTAACTAATATTGCGCGTGTTGTGTCATCAACTGTTTTACCGCCTTTAGTTTTATACGTTGTGCGCTTTCTTGGTTTCCATTTCTGCACATTCTTGTCATCAAAACCTTGCTTCCTAAACGAATCAACAAAGAATACTTTTGCAGTATTACCAACATCTACAATAGCCGCTTCCATCGCTTTACGCGCTTTCTTTTCTGCCTGTTTTAAATCGAATTTATTGCTCTTTGCCATTATGTCGGTATAGGTAAATTCCAATTCTTTTTTGCCGCTTCTTTGTCCCCTTTTGCAATGTCAAAATAAGGGTGTTTGTCTTTGCCCTTTTCTTTAAATACATAGCCATCAATACCCGCGTTCATTCTAAACAATGGCGGCACATCTTCTGGCGGTGTAAACTTGCTCAAATCAGTTTCTTCCCCCTCTGATAGTTGTATTACGGTACAACGACAACGCCACCCATTAGGGGGGTAGTATTGTTTCCAAAAGGGATCGCTTATAGGGCGAATGATATTATCTAATGCCGCGTGTGTTGGCCTTACTCTGCCATCGCCAATAGTTTGATATTGCAACAACGGTAATACATCGGCATCTGCTTCAATACGCTTCCAATCGGATGCCATACGCGCTGATGCTTTCGCAGTTTGATATTCAGCTTGCAAGTAATCTTCATTGTATAGCGTAAACATCGGTTTAACTGCCTCTTTAAACTTATAAAAGTTTGATTGCAATTCGGGGTCTGCCAACATTGCAGTCATTGCCCTTGTTTGTTGGTATGTTTTAGCACCACTAAATATGTAAATGTTATTTGTTAAATCAGCAACTAATATTTCATCCACCACTGGTGCCAAATCAATTCCATCACGTAAGTATTTTGCGGTCTTTAAATAAATTCCCTCTGGCAACACTTGGTTATTAATCGCACCAATCCAAACATCATTCGACATACGATTGAAATCGTTTTCATCAAACGGTGTAGGTGGGTCAACCTCTTTGTCAATATTCAATATGTCGCAGTAGCCGCACATCTAACTATAAATGTTTCTTAATCGTTTTGCAATGTTGGTTAATTCTTTTTCATTCTCGGTTTCGATTACTTCTTCTTCTTCATCCTGTAATTCGATGCCGTATTTATGCTCTAAATATTCGTGTTCAAACTTAACGTACGGCATAAATGAAGCATCTATCTTTGCTTGCTCCATCAATGGCAGATTCTCACTGTCATCATACTTAAATGTGCAACCTGTTAAGTCAAAACCATTTCTAATCATCATCGGCACTAACTGGTCTTCAATGATGAACTGCATCTTTAACGTGTCTTGCTTCGCTATCATAGCAGCAACACTTTCGTGTACATTAGCCGAACCACTATAAGACTTTTCATCAGTTGTGCCTGTTTGCCCTAAAATAATCTTACTTATTTCGCTATTGCAACGCTCCACCATCTTATCAAACACTGCATAAGCATCGGTGCGGCTTGCTTGCATCAATTCAATGTTGTCGTTTAAATCCAACACAGCCCACGAAGCTACACCCATATTGCGGAGCATATTTTCCATATTTTTGCGTGTCAATTCATCGCGCACATCTGTTTTACCAACTCTAATCGGACTGCCAAACACCTCAGCAAATTCTGCCCACGCTGCCATTGCGTTTTTCTTCCAAATAACGTATGGTGCTAAATACATCATTAATCCTAAATCCTTTTTTTCGCCTACACCTATACACCAGTTGTTGTATGGTGACACATCGAAATGTTTACCCTCTGTTACGGTTGCAGTATTTGTGCGCACTAAACTAAATTCAGGCACTACATAAATACGCGGTATAAGTTCAACACTTGAATACTTATCGTTAATTATTGCGCCAAATTGCACACAACTAAAGCCCCAAAATATTGAATCTAAAGATAAACTTTGAAAGTCATAAAACCACTTTTGGTTAAACAATGCAGTTTTACTTTCATCACATTCGCCATCTGGGCCATAAACCATAAACTTCTTGCTCAATATCTTTGATTTGCGTTGCAACATTGCCGATTGCACCTGCCCATCTAACACAATTTGCTGATAGGTTTGCATTAACAAGAAGCGGTTTGGGTACATCGGGCTTTCAGCCGCTTGTAATGCTATGTTAAACTTTGTCGCATCCTGCCTTACACGTTGTAACTGCTGCTCAAAGTCAATAGTCTTACGAATGTTGGCCTTTTGCGGTTGTGGTTTGTTAAAGTTAAATATATCGTTATACCAAGCCATTATTTAAAGAAATTATCTTGTTTATCTAAACTATTACCGTAGCGAATTGAATAACCAGTGCTATCGGTTGAATTGATGTTTAACACCTCTGCCGTATCTGTGCCGCTTGCCCATCTGTCTAATTGGTCTAATGCTTCTCTATTGCGTTCTATTCTCAAATCGGGGATATTTCTCGGGTTAATCCTTGCGTGTAGGTTGTATAGTGTCATATCCATTGCAAGCTCCACAAACATAGGGTATCTATTATCGCCAACAGTCCAATAAGTAGCGTTGCTTGTTGCAATGTTAATCATTTTTGACCAATAGGCAGTCAATGTCAAAGGTTGGTTAGTGCTTGCTGCAATAGCTGTGTAAACATAGCCATTGTCATCGGTTATAATGTTGCCTATAATGTATTCGGTTTTGTTATCCCAGCGATTAAAGTCATTAACGTGTGTAATTACTTCGCCTAATATCACTCTGTCGCGTGTGCGGTAATGTGTTGCTGCTGAATAGGCATCCATTGTGCCTAATTCAATGTCAACCATGTATCTTTGGACTAATTTTGTCCTCATTCTACTTATGGCCTTAACCTCGCTATCGTACAAGTTTTGCGGGGTGTTCTCGGTTATCTGATTGAGGTCAACCGTTTGAATAATTGAAAGATAGTCGGAGGTTTTTAAGAATCGTGCCATAGTGCAAAATAATAATAAAAAATTTGATAAATGCTTAAAATGTAACTAAAATCTACTTGCTGATTTATATTCAGCATCTCGACCAACAACAACAAGCGGTTTGATAATTCCTGTTTGAAAGCGGGCATATTGTGAGGCGAATACCGATGTGATTAAGTAACGTGTTAAATCAACAATATGACCAAATGGCTGGTAACTTACTTTTGTCACAGGATCGGTTACTGTGCGCTTATCTACTTTGCCATTTTTGTCCTCCTTTGTGTTTTCAAAATCTAATATTGCAACTCTGCAACTTTCATCAGCTATAAAACTAATGCCTTGCTCATTGTAGCCTAAAATAGCATTAAAGAAATCGGCACTCGGTCGCACATTTGGGTTTGATTTAGCCACGCGCCTAATAGGTTTAACTTCATCTAATTCGTTAATTAGTAAGCGAAATAAGTCAAATCCCTTTTCTTGCTTAACGTCATCCTTTTGTGATGTGCTATCGCCACACACATAAACATGGCCGTTATGCTTCCAATGTCTTAACCGTTGCATAATTGCCCTGCCCATTGCTTTGGTTGTGTTGTCTGGGTTTTTTAAAGCTATGCAGTCAATCAATCTTATTTCGTTGTCATCACTAATTTGAAAGATGCCGCAAGGGAAATAAGGGTTTACGTTTTCATCGAATGAAAGCCAAACTGCTAATGATGGGTCATAGGTAACAATGCCAGTGTGTTTAATTGTTGACCAACTCTTTAAGAATTCGCCACCGAAATCTACTTTGCCCCATTCGCCTAAAACATAAACTTTGTGCAGGTTTGGGTTAGCTTTAACACGTTCGGTTAAATGGTGGATGTAATCGGCATCTAAAAACGAATTGTCTTTGTAGGTCGTGTTCATTAACATGGTTTCAGCATCAGGTTCATCAAAGAATCTGCGCTTTATCCAGTGCTGCTCTGAAATCGGGTTAAATGTGATAATAAACTGTTTATAGTTATTCGTTTCGCCTCGCACCCTTAACTCTAACTGATTGAAATCTAATTCATCAAGCTCGGTTGCTTCCTCGCACCAAACAGATGTGATGCCAGCAATTGATTTAATTTTTTCGGGGTCATCCATACCGGCGCAAAGTATTTCGTTGCCTGTTGGATTGTGGGTAAAGCGCATTTCACTTTTGTTTATAGTAAATTCGCTGAATATATCGTATTCTAATAGCTTATCGACAAATAGTTGATACACACTATTACGAATCGTTGTTGCTACCTTTCTAATGCACAATATGCGATGCCCTTGCTCTGTTGTGATTCGCAGGATTATTTTTTGAACTGCCGCGATTGATTTGCCTGATCCTGCGCCGCCTTTAAGCACTAAATAGCGATGTTTGCTTTCAAACGCGCTCTTATATACTTTATTTGTCTTTATCAACATATTCTACCTGCCACAATTTAACCGCTTCACCTTTGCTTGTCAAATCAGCATTAACCGATGTTGGTATAAGTTTAGCAGCCAACTTGTAAAACTCGGTTGGATTCTCTTTGGCCCAGTTAGTAAGTTTAGCTTCCTTGTCTTCCTGTAATTCACTAAACGCTATTTCAAACGCTTCTTTAACTGATTTGGTCAGTTTATTGGGGCTGCCCTTTCGACTACCGCCACCTGATTTTTTACCTATTGCCATATTTATCGCAATTTAACGCACTATGCCATAAAACTTTCATAGCACAAAGATAAGTATTATTTTAATATGCTCAATAAATCCGTTTGCAACTGCTCAAACGATGTAGCAATAATGTAATGCCCTCCATCGGATTCAATTGCTGCTTTGCGTTTAAGTTGTTCGGGGCTAATCTTATCCGTTGGGGATTTTACCTCTATGGCAAACAATCGGCCTCTTAATATACATTGTATATCCTCCATACCTTTGTTAAGCCCTGCAATGTAACCGATACCTTTTCTATATCTGCCCTCGCTACTTATGCGCCTTGCACTATTGCAGCTATGTACTGCTTTAAGGTAGGCAATGATAAGGTCGGTAAACTTATTGGTATTAAAAGCATCTTTGGTTTCTTTCGGTTGGATAACATTGTTAACGGGCAAGTCTAAATGGTTTGTCGTAAGCTCCGACTTTCGCTTCTTAACGATTTTCTTTTTATTCAAGTTAAATCGCTCAATCGGTAATGTTTGCCAAAATGCTTGGGCCATGTTTGACCGTTTGTATTGATTGTGGTAGTAAAGTTCGAATTCTGGGATTGTGTAGATTTTCATTTTTTACAAATTTGGTTTTTTACAAAGGATTTAACAACTTTTTTACAGATTTTTTACAACGCTGTATGCTTACTTACAGTAGCTATATATATTATTATTATTATTATTATATATAGTATATAAGTAATAACTACAATAAACTCTGGTGTTTTCAATTATGATATAAACCGAGGTAGCTTTTGCAAATTTACACATATTTTTTACAATATTGATTATCAGCATATTAATATAATTTTGTAAAAAGTTTATTTTACAAATGCAAATTTAGGCATTTCATCATTAGGGTCATCAACACAATCTTTATTGTTATTAACTGATTGGTTTTTAGACATGTTATGATTATAAAACGTAAATACTTGCCCAACTCTTTCGTTAAATCCTAAATCGGGCCAAACCTTATATCGTTTCAATTCCGATGGTATCAGTTTCATTTCCTCTTTTAACACTTTTCTAATGTAATTTATTTGAGCATTATTATTAGTAGTAAACCAACGATCTTTAATATCTTTTGCAGTAACTTCAATAAATTCAATACCAGAATTATTATCAAAATAATCCTGAAATAACTCTTTAATTTCTTTACGCATCCACGCTTTACTTTCCTCCATAACAACTTGCAATGATTCGGTTAATATTTCATCCTTGGTAAAAACCATACGCGATTTGCTAAAGTCTATTGCAGGAAGTTGCATAAGATATTTAAGAAACTTTGGTATTTCATTAAACAAATCATTTTCAATATTGGTGTTCTTTGCGCCTTTAATAAGTTTAATTTTGCGCACCCAAAAACGAATTTCCTCTTCATCGATTCGCATAAAGTCTGATTCTTTGTTGGTGCAAAAAATAACTTTGCCAAAAAATGGCACACTATAATGACTAACAAACTTTTGCGATACCGACATTGTTTTGGCAGTTGCTATTGATTTTAACTTTTCGATTGCGTGTTGTTTATCGATGGTTGTTTCATCAATCATAATAATGTTTTTAGTCGCGTAAGCATCATTAAAATTGCTTGTAAGGTCACTTGGGTTAATAAGTGTAGTGTTTTCACCGAATAACATTTGAATCCAATTAAGGAAAGTTGTTTTACCTGTTTCGCGCTCGGTAGAAACAAGTGCTAATACTGGCAATATTTGGCGCGGATATTCGTAAAGTATTTTCATATACTTCAAACCAAGCTCCCATTGCTCACCAAATATATGATGTATTAATCCCATAGTTACGGGGATATCGTTTTGTTTTACTTCATCAATAACGAATTTATGCGAAAACTTTGCGTAAAGGTTATAACAGTTGTTAAGCACTGGAGTATATTCGACATTGTCCGGATAGATAGTAAAGTCATCAAACTTGTAAATCATTCCAAGTAATTGTTTGCCATGGTCTTGCTTTATTTCATCTTTTTTCCAAGGTTTAAGAAGTGTGTTTTCAGATTTGTATCTGTCTTTTTTGGCTATAACTTTAAAGTAATCAGTTCCCACCCTAATATAAGGTATATCGGATTTCATTATTTCAAAATTAACATAAGACATTGCAGCGAATGAATCGCCTTGGAATTTAACTGCAGCTAAAACCATAAATTTAGAAACCTTGGCCCCAACACCAAGTCGGTAACTATTTTTTTTCATCACATCAATAGTGTTTAACTTATTGAGAATGAAAGTCGGTTTGTTAAGTTCCTGCGGATCTAAACTATCGGGATTAAGTAGGCATACTTCCGTTTCGGATTTTACATTGCATTGTTTTATGCCCTCAAATATTGACACGAATGAGCCAAAGAAGTTGAAGTAATCCACCGCGTTAAGTAGCGGGTTTGATTCAGGTTTCTTAAATTTGTCGCTCATGCTTTTGTTAGATAAGTTGGTTGTGTAGTTCCTTTGTTAATCATTTCTTTTGCAGTTTGTTTGTATATTGATGCCTTTTGCGATAGATAACCGTTGCCATCAATCATTTGCTGCATCACATCAATAGCATGTTGTTGGTCAATATAACCAGCACCAACATAACCACCCATTAAATAAGCTGCGGCCCTCAATTGTGGATGTCCATTGTCAACAATTACGTTTATTTTTTTTGCAATAATACGTTCAATTGTTGATGTTTTGTCATCAATTATGTATTGTTTTACCGCAGGCCTTACAATTTCAATGTGTTTTGTTGACCACGTTTGTGCATCTTTTCTGTGCAATATATCGGCATCGTAACTGATAAACATCGGTAGGATGCAGTTTTTTGGTGCGGTGTCAAATCCATTGTAGCAGTTAAGGTGTCGCTCAATTCCTGCATAGTATTGTTTAAATTCATCTACCGAAATGCAAATCGGAATCTTAACTAAAGCCCTAACACCATGCCTCGAAGCCGATAGCCACGCGGTTATGATGTATTTATATTCGTTAAATAAATATTCTTTAAATTCAACTGCCACATCACTTGCTAAATGGTCAAAATCCAAAACAAGTAAGCCAGTCCAATGTTGAATGTTGGAATACTTACGCGGCCCGTTAACATAAACACATGGAGTGAATGAGTATAGTTTTGACTTCAATGCTTGCTTTTTAGCCATGTCTTTTTTTTCCTCCGCAATCCTTATATCCTCAAATACATTGCGGATGTCTTTTTTAGGTGTTCTAATCGCATTTATAAGATATTCAAGCGTAACACTGCCTAATGGAGTGCTACGTTTTATATCGGCTTCGTAATAGTTAAATGTTATTGGTTGCAT